TGGCATCCTGCTGGGCATGGGCTACTTCTTCACCGCACACGTAGGGCAGACCGTCCTGTGGCCATCACCGTGAACGATGTAGCCTTTGCCGCCACAGTCCACGCACACGGCGGGCTTGGGCTTGGGCGGCTCTGGTGTGGGCTCTGGAGCCCTTTCTGGTGCAGTTGTCGCATATGCCGCAGACACCGCAGCCGAGGCTCTAGGGGCCTCGAGGTCGATCTGTGCAGGGTCAGCCGACAGGGCGGCGAGCACTGAGAGGATGTACTGCCACATGGTTACCATCCTTGCCCGTGATTGATTACTCGGTGCCCATCAGCATCGACCCGAGCGTGGACTACATACGCCTGCTCAGCAGGTGCAGGCTCGGCAAACATCATCACCCATAGGCCAGCCTTGGCCAGCCTAGCCAGCAGACGCAGGACGGGCCGCTGCGGCTCTGGCTGTGGCTTGATCGGCGAGTAATCGTTCGTGGCGGCCCACCATGTGAGCATCACGGCCACCAGGCCCACGACCACGGCTGTCTGGATCTCACGCTTGGTCATCGGTCGTCACTCCAGATCGAGTACACGTACATCACGACACACGCACCGATCACGCTGCCGATGAGCCCAGCAGGGCCATTACCGAACGGCAGGCCGCCTGCGAGAGAACCGATGAGGCCGAGGCCAATCGTTGGCACCCAGCCCTCGGGGCACTTGCCCGGCATCAGCCACTTAGCGACGCCGCCAACGATGGCACCGAATACAAGCCACAACAACAAGCCCATGGGCGTCTCCTATTGTGCGATGTGGAAAGTGTCTGCGATGAGTCGAGCGGGCGACGGCTTGCGAGCCTCGGGCGGTACAGGTTGCAGCCAGTTGCCGTGATCCAGATTGCGGTAGCGGAAGTTCACGCCGCTGATACTGAACGAGTCTTGCCCCGAGAGCATCGCGTCGACCGTCTGGCGATCCACCCAGAAAGAGCCGTCGGGCTGATCTGCTGGCCATTTCGGCCCGGCGTTGAAGACGCCCCACGAGTTCATGCACAGCAGCCCGTCTCGCTTGCCCTCGTTCTTGGCGTACCTGACGGCAATGAAGCACATGCAGTGTGCCCACGAGCCGCTGCGAGGTGCGAAGCCGTCGGCGTCGCGCTGCGACGAGAAGCCAACACCGCTGCACACCGGCACGCAGTAACCGCTTTCGATGCTGGCAGCCGCCTCGTCGAAGTTCCGCACCAGGGCGACGTTTGTCGCCGTGTTCTTGTTGGCGAGCTTGGCAAGGGAAGTTCCCACTTGCCCACCGCCGCACAATAGGTTGCCCCACTCCTTCGCCCGCTGCGCGCTGTAGGCAGTCAGGTCGGCACCGGGGTACTGCTGGCGGAAGAGGATGCCGCCGACCGTCGGGTCTTTGCACTTGCCAGCCACCCACCGTGCAGCTGCACCGCCGTAGCTCCCGTCGCTGTAGCCAGCCTGTGCGACAGGGGGAAGCCTGCCGGCTGTCCTCGAGCCGGAGTACAGCGGCTCGGTGGCCACAAGCTTGGGTGGCTCAGGCAATTCGCCCTCGGCCCAGTCAACGCACTGGCCGACATACGAGCCCATCGCCCATCCAAACGAGACGCAGTCGCCTATGCCCTGCCGCCACGGGCCAAACGGCTTGCCGTAGACCTGGCGGTGAGCACGATCTGCGAAGCGATAGAGGAACGTGTCCTGCCCCTTGGCGTTCTTGATCACATCCTTGGCAGCGTCAGAGAAGAGCGGCTGTTCGAGCTCGGCCAAGAACGCCTTTGTCCCTGCCGGGTCGGGCGTGTAGCCAAACTGCCCGTTAATGCGTGCGGCGACTCTGTGCGTGGCACGCTCCACGAGTGCCCCAAGGATCGCCATCACGATCACGAAGGCGACGGCAGACAGTGACCAGCGATCAGCGCGTGACATCGGCTGCAGCCCTCGACAGGTCACGAAGTGCCGACACCCACGCGGCACGGCTCTCGGGCGTCACAGGCCCGCCAGACGAGCCGACGGCGTCGTCCAAGAACTTGTGAACGGCATCCCGGACTGCCGGCTGCCGAGCACCGATGCTCTCGCCACGGCATCGCATATCGCGTGCTGCGATACGCAGATCGTCGAACGCCACGCCTGTTTTGAGTCTCTGGTCGTGCTTCCCGTCGTACTCGATGCAATCAGCGAGCTCGCCGCACAGCGCTGACATGGTCGAAGCATCAGCCGCCGCAGTCGGCCCAATGAACTTTCCCCGGAGCGAGAACGCATCCGGCGGCAGCGGTGCCGGGCCTGGTGCTGGTGCCTGCCGGCTGGGTGCGAACGCAATCACCGCAGCGACGAGCAACGCCACAACGGCGACGTATTTGCCGTCGATAGTCGGCACCTTGGCCGTGGCATACCACGTCTTCACCCGCTCGGTGATCTGCTGGCCCGCGAGCACGTAGACGGCGAACGCCACCAATAACGCTGTGATCACGACTTCCTCACGAGTGGCAGAATTGTTTCGATGGTCCCGGCAGCAATGGCGACGACCAGTGCTCGAGCTGCTGGGCGGACAATGAACCAAAACGGATACGTTGCGTACGGCACGCACAGCACGGCGAGCGAGTCAAACAGCACGCCGACAGCCTCCAGCACGATCGCTCGCTTCTCGTCGCCTGTCAGAGTCTTGGTTGCGTCGAGCGTCTCCACTGACAGCCGCACAAGTGCGGCGACGAGAGCACCGAACTCCATCCACGTCAGCCCGTCGCGGGCCGAGACTCGTGCCGTCACGAGAAACGCCGTGACCTTGTCGGCGATGTCCGCGAACGGGCGAGCGGCGGCAATAGGAGCGTCGGCGACCATACCTACCAATCTGGCTGTATCTCCGGGCTGTCTTGCAGTTCCTCGGGCAGCGAATACGAACGCAGTTGGAAAAGCTGTGTCTTCGTTACTCGCCGATCCTGCTCCGTCGCCTCGTCCCAAGTTGCACGGATGCGTTGCGTGGCCTCGCGGATCTCGGCTGGCGTCGGATCGCGGCACTCGGATCGCTTCGGCTTGAACCGAAATCGTCGGTCGTGGCGCGGGGCCAGGGGCACAACACCCTTCAGCCGGATCAGCTGGTCCTTCGTGATTGTCCAGTGGGTGCAGATCGCCACCATGGCGGAGTGAGAGTCCCACTGCATTCGCAGCAGGTGCAGGTCAATCCTGGCTGTGTTGCCCGCCATCAATCCACCTCATGACGCACCGCTGCGACGGGTTCAGGTACAGCCCCTGCCGAGTAGCCCGCTCAATGCTTTCGTGAAACTTCACGTGTTCGCAGTCACTGCCGTCGTACTGTCCGGCCAGATATGCGTCTGTGCGGTAGATCGTCAGCCCGCCCATCGCACTACACACGGGCACCGGAGGGCTGCCGACCGGGGGCAACCACTGGTGCTTCCAGCCGCCGAGCCCGTTCGTGTAGTCGTCCCAGTACGAGTTCAGCCGGAGTGCCCAGCAGTCGTAGTGGAGCCACGCCGCAGTCGGCCGAGTATCCCCTGCGGCGTTTGTCTCGTAAGCCGGATGCTGCAGGAGCGACACGCTGGCCATGCCATAGGCCTCGGGCATGTAACGCATCCACCCGAAACCGTTGAGCAAACCGGGATTGGACCACCCGCCCCATGCGTCGAGGTCGATCACCACGACGTAGTCGGCTTCTGCTGCATTCTCACGCACCCACTCTTGGCACGCTGTGCGGTACTCGGCCAGCGCCTCAGTCCGCCGGCCTGCAAACTCCGACGTGAAATGCTCCCGGCCCAGCCGCTGGCTTGTGAACGTCGCCTGTCGGTGCTGGCGGCAGAAGTCGGCCAGCACCTGGTCGGTGTTGTCCTCGTTGTCGTTCGTCTCGACGTGCAGTTTCCACGAGCGGCAGAACTCGCCGAGCCTGGAGACACGCTCGAGGTTGGCTGCTAAGTGCGGCGCGCAGCTGCGGGCCAGGCCGACGATGGCGATGTCGCAGCTGGCCAGGTCGTTGGCACCCTGAGCCACGAGCTCGTCGAACGACGACCGGAACGGCGCGAACGGGAGCAGCAGGTGATCTGGAATGTCTACCGTGCTCACGTCACACGCACGGTGGTCCGTGCCTCCGTGCCGTAACGCTTCTCGATCACCAGCCGCTTGACCTGCGAGTCATTGCCGAGCACAGGCCCGATAGCGTCGAGCACCGCCTTGGCCACGTTGTCCACGTCCGGCCGAGGGGCGAGAGGGGCCGTGGGCTTAAGCCCGTTTTTGTTCAGGTGCGACTTCGGCCTGGTGAACACGGCGTCGATGACCACGTCTACCGTGCCCGTGCATGGCCGCAGGCCAGCGTCAACGGCTGCCATCTGGATAGCCTTGCGGTAGGCGTGGATCGGGTGTTTCGCCTCAACGTAGGCGTGCGCGAACTTGCCACGGGTCGTGATCTTTGCCCGAGGCTGCGGGACCGGCTCGCCGTCTACGGAAAACGTGATGGACATGCCGGCCATAGTCGCCGCCTTGTCAAGCGTTTTGGCCATCCTTGACCGCGAACGCCAACACAGGTGGCACCCAGTGCTTCACCAGCTTGCCCTCGTAGCCGAGCTCCTTGATCCGCCTGCGAACCCACGGCGAAGGCCGCAGGGAGTTCCTGCTACAGCTTTCGTCCCACCTGCTGGGAGCCTGTCCGTCCTTGTCCCTCACCTTCACGATGTGAATCCTTTCTCATCGAGAGTCCGACCAAAACGCCCAGCACAAACGTCGCGCCCTGCATCACGCATCCGATCGCGATGCAGACCAGCTGCTCGATCGTCACGGTGTCACCTCAATCCCTCGGGTGGAGTTGGGCCGACGCCTGATCCAGCCCTTCTTCTCGAGGGCGTCCAGGTGGACGATCACCCCGTTTGGGCTCTTGATCGACATCGCCCTGGCGATCTCTCGCACAGTCGGCGAGTAGAGCTCCATGTGCGACGTGATGAAGTCGTACGCTTGCTGCTGCCGCGCCGTGAGCGGAGCCTTTTCGGCCGTGGTCATGTGGGTACCTCCTGTCGTTGATGTCTCGGCGCTCCACGCGCCGTGTCGGTGAACTCCCCGCCGAGCATTCGGGAAACGAATGAGCCCTTCTCGGTCCTGTCGCAGAACTGCGAAAGGGTTGGCGGCGTTTTGAACCCAGAGCACGCCCCGCGCTTGATCTCTGGGATTGCCGTCAGGGCCTCTTCCAGCCAGCCGGGCTCCGAGAGCCTTGCGATGAACTGTGGTGGCGGCTCAATGGACCGCCACTGCCGCTTGTCGCCCCAGGCGGCGTTCCACGCCCCTCGGAGCTGTGCCCATGCCTGCCCTGCTTCCTCATCCAAACCCGACGGAGGCGGGGGAGGAGGAGGAGGTGAATAAGACATGGACATGGAAGCATCGCTGGAGCATATGCGGTCGCATATGCGATCGCATTGCTCGGAGCATTGCTCCACGCATTCGGAATCGTCGTTTTGGGCCGGATTATCCACTTCTGGGGCAGGTGCTGCGGACCTCCCGGCCCACCTAGCGGAGGCGGACTGACGAGCCCGCTCGCTCCGTTCGTGGGACAGGTGCCGCTCGTGCTCCATGCGGACATTACGGCGCTTGCCGCCGACCCCAACCGGGAACTTTTCGCCGACCGTCTTCCAAGCCTTCCCGACCCCAGGGGAGATGAGCTCGAGCCGCTTCATGTCGGCCGGTAGCCCGTCCTGTTCCCACTGAGCGATCAGGAGAGTCACGTAGTGGCCACGCTCCTCCGCAGACCACCCAAGGGTGGATGCGAGGAAGTCGCGTCCGAAGAATGCGAACCAGCTACTGGCCATCCGTGGCCTCCTTAAAAGTCAAACTTTTGCTGGTCTTTATTGTTTCGGCCGGTCAGCTTGAGCAGCCCCGATCGCCGCTCAACGTCCAAGATCATTTCCTTCCACTCTTCGTCGCTGATGCCGTATGGGGCACCAAAACCGAATGGCTCACGTCCTCTAAGAACGCGGGTAGCCTCTAAGTAGCTGCTGGTGTCGCGAACGATTGTGCGAACGCGACAAGCGTTCATTTCGGCGATCGAGCCTTCGATCGGTTTTGTCAAATCAAGCGGCAAGCACCGCAAGATTTCATGGTCCCTAATCGACTCGCCCTTGGCGTGAATGTTGTCCATCTTTTCTGGAGCAACCGTCACTAAGTCTTCTGGAAACGAGACGTATGCCTTTTCCATGTTTGCCGAGAGCGTGAAGAAAAGCGTCCCGGGTTCAACCTTCCTTCTGTTGAGAACATGCAACGTAGGCCACTGCATCCAATCAGTGCCGGACCAAGTCCTCGAAGTGCGGCGTTCCACGTCAGCGTAGAATCGCTCAACGCTAGACTTGTACTCGATGTCTTCTAAGTAAATGCCGTGCGGATGCTTGTTTGCTTCATAGCCTGAAGACCTGATGTATTGGCGCAGAAACGCTTCTCCCGCAGATCCCCATTCACCGTTCATGGTGTCGTACTTTTTTCCGCTCATACAAGCACTCCTTGCCCCTGTTGACGTTCAGAAACTGTCATCCCTAACAGCCTTGTTTCGCCTAGCCAGACTTGGCTTTCTCTTGCATCGATCCCGACTGCATTTCGTCCATGCTTCACGGCCATCGAAACAGTCGTCCCTGAACCGCTGAATGGATCGAGCACGGTTCCGCCGACAGGGCAGAAGCTCTTAATGAAAAACTCGGCAAGCCACTCAGGAAACGGAGCCTCGTTCTTTGTGGCGTCGCGCCAGCCCATCCCGCCGCTCCCCACCAGGCCGCTGATGATGTTGCCCGGGTTGCAAACCTCGGGGTCGATATAGATTGCTGACTTCCGGCTGCCGTCTGCGTTGCGGTTGGTAGCCACCCTCGGCACGTTCTGCTTCGGTGGCTGGCCCATCGCCGTGTTGTCGGCCCACGGCAGCCGCCCGTTCTTTGTGCCGCAGATGATTGGCTCCCAATCATTCCGCAGCCACTCTGGGCCGCCAGTGCCGGGAATGCCGTTCCTCTGATAGACGACGACCTTCCGCATCTTTACGCCGCGACGATGCAGGTCGGCGTGAAGCAGAAAAGGAGTCGATGTATACGAGAAATCGTCCGTGTAACCCTCGACCACCCAAGCGACGAGCCCCTTTGAAACACGCAGGCACTCCATGTAGCACTCGGTTGCCCACGCCACCCACTCCTCGCCACAGAGATCAAAGTCGAGCTCGCCGTAGGATCGCTGCGACTCGTAAGGTGGAGAGCAGAAGACGAGATCAAAGTGGTCGTCGGGGTATGGCAGCTTTCGGCAGTCGCCAACCTTAAACTCCCACGACACTTCGCCCTTAGTGCCGCTGGCCTCAGCTGCGGTTGGCGCAGAAGCGATACTGCGGCGCTGCTTCTCCTCTCGGAGTTGCTTAACGGTCGCCCCAGTCGTCTCGGCCCACGCCAAGAGGTCGGCGGCTTGGTCGTTTCCGGCCACGGCGTCATGATGGCTGAAGGTCAAATGGTCTAGACGACTAGACCTTTCAAAAGCTGCCGCCACCCACGCCGCTTGCTTCGCCGTCTGGTATGCAATCCCAAACCGCTCGCATGCCTCGGCCAGCTTGCCACGCTCGACGTAGCCTTCACGGTCGCCGGCGTTAAGCCAGTCTCCGATCAGCCACATCAGCCCTTTCTGGTAGCGGGCGATTTCGCGGCCTGCGGCTTCCCACAGTTCCGGCGTCCAGCCGCTATGGGTAACTAGGCCAGTCTCGGTGATTTCGTAGCCATTACTCATGTCGTCTTGTCCTCCAAGTTTCTGACGCACCGAGACATGCCGCCGATCTGCTCGTCGTGGTCCCAATCTGCGGTTGAGTTGCTAGCGCGTGGGCCGCCAATGACTTGCCTGCCTTCCTTGTCACGACGCTTGCGTTCTGCCAGGGTTTGCGACTGAGACTCGGCCAAGCACGCAGAGCAAAAACGCCAGCCGTCTACCTTCTTGCTTGCACGACATCGCTCACATGCCGTATCAAGCTCAATCGGCGGCGTGATGTAGTGCGGTCTGATCATCTGCGTGGCTCCTAGCGTTTGAATTGGCCCCGTGTCGTGGGGCATGCCGGTTGTGGCCTGTGAAGAAGGCGACACATCCACAACTGCCGGTGTTACACGCCACACCCGGCTCGGCGACCCATGTGGCGGATGCAAACGCCACGACGACCAGGGCGGGCCGCTGTCGATCACTCGTAGCGAATCACGGCGAACCAGCCGCGTGGGCCACGGGCCACGCCCTGCTCGACGATCCGGTAGCGGCCACGCTGGGCCTCACGAAAGAAGCAACACGACTCGATCGCCTGCTGGGCCGAGCTCGAGGAGAAGCCGATCCCCTCTCGCCTGCCGTTGAGAATCCGGCAGTGGGCCATCCGCCCCGTGCGGGCGTTCTCGTCGGCCTGCTGCTGGGCCGTGATCGTCGTCGTCACCGTGAACACCTGCTCGGCCTGAGCCTGTGCAGCGCCCATGAGCAGGGCCAACGTCATCATCACCATGAATCTTGCGGACATATCAGATCCCTCCGTGGAACTCACCGAACCATGGGCACCGTGCCCTACCGTCACTGACTGTCAGTCGCCCGTCCATGTCGGGCCGGGGTCGACCCGCACCACGACCTCCGGCTCGTAGACCCGCAGGCGAGCCCGCAGGTTCGTAATCTCAACTCGCATGCGCTCCGCCTGGGGCTCGCTCGTTAGGTACGAGCTAATCGCCGCCGACACGTGGCCCGCCGCCGACTCACCCCAGGCGTCGGAGATCAGCTGCCGCAACTGCCACTTGCGGTCCTGTACCCATTCGCGTGTGCTGGGACTGATGTTGCTCATGAATGGCCCTCCTGCCAGCGTTGGGCCTGTGCTGTGATCCTCGCTACTATGTCAACGAGCTGCGGTGCAGCAGCGCGGTACGCCGCCTCTGCGGTGTCGTGCCAGTCGATCCCGGCTGGCTGGAGCGAACCGCCTGGACGACGTGCGTACCGCTGACCATCGACCAAGATGGCATCGCCGTGGTCCAGATAGCCGACCACGCCGCTCTCGTTCACCTCACGAAACACGCTGACCCGGTAGACGTGCCCACTCATGCAGCACCTCCGATCAGCGCCACGAGCAGCGGAGCCAGCCAGGCGAACGGGATGTCGTCGCTGCCGATCCCCGGTGCCGTCGCCTTGACCTTTGCGGCAGGCGTCCTCGGCGGCTTCCTCGCCACCTCGGCGGCCTCCGAGGCCAACTGCTGGATGGGCATGAACTTCCACGCGTTGACGAACGTGCGGCCGTTGGTGCCGACCCGGTGGCGGATCTCGGCCACCACGCGCCGGCCTGTCAGGTCGTCCATCTGGGTTTCAGACCACTCCTGTGCCGACAGTGCCAGAGAAGCGGCAAGCTGAGACACGAGCACCCGCGCCCAGCCTTCACCCTTCTTCATGGTCACCTTGACCCACCAGAACTTGCGATCCTCGTGCGCGAGCTCGAGCACGAGCTGCGTGGTGTCTTCAGACACCGTTTTGATCTTGAGCTCGTGGATGCCCTCGGGCAGGTCCATCCGCTCGGTGCTTTCCGGTGCCGCTTGCTGCGGCTGATCTACCGAGATGTCCCAATCCATTGCTGTCGCTGTCCTTTCCTGTGTTGGTTGCTTCTTCCGTTTCATCGCCGTCCAAGAGTCATGCCACGCCATTCGCCACGACCTCCGGCTCGATCTGCTGGTGGCGGATGCTGATCTGCTTGTCGAGCCGCGCCCGCTGTGTCGGGCTGAGGTCGCCCGTGGAAACAGCCTCGTCGGCCTCGTCGCCGATCGTGCCGAGCTCCTCGACAGTCGCCGCCTGGTTCACGCGATCCAGCCAGCCGAGCTTCGGCTCAGTCGTGGAAGGCACCGCGGCAGATCCGTGAACTGCCGCGGTGCTTTTTCCACCCGACGGCGACACAGCCGCCGGTTCCGAGTTTCCAGATGACAGCCACGCTGCGAGTTGCTCTCCGAAGTCCTCGCCGGGCTTGTCGATGAGCTTGTCTTGGAACTTGCCCGTGCGGTCCTTGATCACGTGGCCGATATGCTCGGTCGAGATCTCCAGCAACAGGTCGAACTCGTACTCGATTCCCTTGCCCTGCTCGGGGGCCAGGCCGACACGCTGCGGCGTCTTTTTGCCGTTGTTGTCAACGGTCGTCCACTCGGTCTTCGACCGCATGGTGGCGATGACGTGGCCGGGGTAGTTGAGGATCGCCTGGACGAGCCGCCGCTGGTGCGGCGTGCCCTCGGACCAGGCGGACCACGTGTTGCCGCGGTACTTGGCTTTCGCCAGCTTTTCGACCTCCTCAAGCAGCGTCTGCCAGCCGTGCGAGAGGCTGTCGATGATGAGCACCGCATACCCACCCTTGGCGGCCTCGCCGATTGCGGCCACGTAGCCGTCGATCGTCTGGTCCTGGAGCTCCAGCACGTCGAACGAGAAGCGGTCGGCGTACTTGCTGGCCGAGCCGCGCTCGGTGTCGATCACGGCGACCGGCTTGCCGCCGGCCAGCCCGTTGGCCACTCGGAGACTGGTAAACGTCTTCCCGGCCCCGCTCGGCCCATGAATCGCCGCGCGAAGCTTCGCCGCTGCCTTCGTTGCCTTCTTGAATCCCATGTCTGCGTCCTTTGCTACTGATGTGAAAAGCCCGTTTCGCGTCGTGCTGGCGGGCGGATGAATTGCGTCCCTGCTGCTGCCGTCTCCGACGGCCATCCTTCCGGCCTGCGGTTCCACCGCCGGCCGGTCCTGTGCGTTCAGAAGGGCAACACGTTGCCCACGGGCCACGGCCTCGGGTCGACCTCGACGATGTCGTCGGCCGTCTCCACGAGCAGCTTGCCGTTGTGGTGGTCCGTCACCCGGCCGTCGTCGTACGAGCTGTCGCTCCAGCCCTTGAGCCGGAATGAAACGTGGTCGCCGACGGCGAACGTGTTCTGAGTGTCGATGCCGTACGTGTCCTGCATTCCGGCGACTGCTGCGGCGTATTCGGCGTGGTGTGCATCCATCGTGGTCATCTCCTTCGTGTGTGGGGCAAACATATACGGCTGTTCAGGTACAGGCAATCTACTGGTCAGGCATTCCAGTTGGATTTTTGGGGACTGGAAACTGCGTTCATTAGTCGTGGCTTTGTGTGTGTCGCTAACGTGACTTCGGTGCGAGAGAGTACGGATAGCGTTACTTCTGTCAAGCAAGAAATCGGGAGAGCGTGGAAACCAGCAGGTCGATGCCGCTGGCCACCGCCTGGGCGAGGTCGGAGTCCGTGCCAAGCTGCTGGCCGAGACGGATGAAGACGAGGGCTTGAATGAGCCGGTCGAGGTGTCGTCGCATCGCTTGGCCCTCCTTGGCCGAGAGAATCCTGCGTGCCCTAGTGTACCGATATCGTTACTTCATGCAAGGGCTCTTGAGCAGATTTTCTGGGGTGCGGTTTTCCTCGAGGATTACGAGGGCTTCCGCTTGCGGCTCGGCTTGGGTGCGGCCGGCTTCTCGGCCCGCCTGCCTACGGAGCGGATGGACAGGCTGGCCTTGAGGGCCAGGGCATCTGCCCGCTTGACCAGCCAGGCCCGCTCGCCGGCCTTCCAGCCGGTCAGCCTGGGATCCTCGGCGATAAGGAGCCGCCGGATGTAGCCCTCGGTGCAGCCGCAGAGCTTCACTGCTTCGGCGACTGTGATCCACTCTTTGTCTGGTGAGGCCACGGCAATCATTCCCGGAATGTAACGCTAGCGTTTGCAGTGTCAAACATATGCGGACAACCTTGGTCCGTATTTCACCAAGCGTTCACCCGTTTCGGATTCCCGCTTTGTCCTGTTCACTAGAAACCCTGTACACTATCAACCGACCCGAAAAGGGGCGATTGTTCTAGCGGATGGGGTGCAGTTTGAACAACTGTACACTATCCGCTAGGATCGCCCCTCAAACACCAAAGAGGAGAGCGAAGATGCAGCTGAAAGACCTGTTGATCGACCGATTTGCCCCACACAAGGACCTGTGCGACCGGACGGTGGCAATGTACGTGGCTACGCTGGCCCGCCTGCGGGATTTCCTGGGCCGGGAGCCCACGGTGGACGACCTGGACGACCTGACCATCGCCAAGTTTCTGCGGTGGCGGCGTGTCACCCAGCATTCCAAGTGGAAATTGATCAGCCCGGCCAGCTTGGCCAAGGACTCGGCTCACATCCGCACGCTGTGGAACTGGCTGGCCCGAAAGCGCTGGAAGCGGTCAGACGGCGAAATGGTGGAGTTCCCCGACTACGCCAGGCCGAAGGTCCCGCGGCCCGTGCCGAAGGCCTACAAGGCCGAGGAGCTCGCCAAGCTGGTCGAGGTTGGCCGACGGCGGAAGGGACTGGTCTCGGGCAAGCCGGCGGCCTGGTACTGGCCGACCAAAATCATGGCCATGTTCCAGACCGGCGAGAGGATCGGTGCCATCCTGCAGATCCGCTGGTCTGAGGTCGACCTCGAGCGGAACACGCTCACGTTCCTGGCTGCCACCCGTAAGGGGCACCGAGAGACGATTACACGGCCGATCACGCCGGAACTGGCTCGAATGCTGGCGACCCAGAAAGGCCCGCCAGAGGCTCGCGTATGGCCTTGGCTGGACGACCGGGAGCCGCTGTCCGCCTACAACAGCCTGCGGGTGCTCTGCCGGGTGGCTGGCGTGGACTACAAGCCGTTTCACGCCATCCGCAAATCCACGGCCAGCTACCTCAAGCGGGCTGGGATCTCGGCCAGGAAGCAGCTGGGGCACAGCAGCGAGGAGATGGCCGAGAACCACTACTACGACGAGGAGATCACCGGGCGGGAATCTAACCTCGACTACCTGCCGGATCTCGACAGGCCGCACGAGCCGCCAGCCGCGTGACCCTTGACCAGTTCTGTCAAATGCCCTCACGTCGCCCGGTTGGCAACCCAGCCGGGCGGCGTTTCACTTTCTGGAATCTGGAACATGCACGCCATCCTCCGCTTCCGATTGCCGGAAGAGCAGGCCGAGTTCACCGCTGCCATGCAGGGTGCCGACGCCAAGGCTGCGATCTGGGCTGTTGATCAGCACTGCCGCAGCATTCTCAAGCACGGCGACCCGAGCGAGGAGACGCGAGAGCACCTAGAGCACATCCGCGAGATGCTCAGAGAAATGCCGGGGCTGCTTGACGACTGATGCCTGCTCTTCGCGGTACAGCAGCAGGGCCAACAGGCTGTAGCTGGCCAGGTCCTCGAGCGTGTCAGCGACACCCTCGTTGTGCAGCGATCCCGTGGCATTGAACGTGGCCAGCCGGGTGACCTTGTCCGACAGCCGCACCATCGCAGCTTTCCAGGCCGGAATGCCGACGAACTTGGCCCCGTTCCGAATGTTGGCCAGCGGGTCGGTCCCGCTCGGGCAGCCGTAGTCCCGGCTCTTGCCGGCGTGCATCCGCTTGAGCCCATCGCACAGGTCGTAGAACGCCTGGCTCGTCGGGTGAACGTCCGACGCGGCCAACAGGCTGTCGCCCGCGAGCCGCTCGGCGTACTTGGCGGCGCTGGCCTGGGTGATCTGACGCCAGGCTGTCGCCAGGTCCTCGGGCGTGGTCTGGCACTTGCCACCGTCGCAGCACCCGCCGGCCAGGCGAGTCTCGACAGCCGCCCGCAGCTGCGAGTTGGTGTCCTCTAGGTCCGTGATAGTTCCTTGCATGGTTTTCCTTTCGATGAGAAGTCTGGCCACGTCTGCGGCGAGTGCCCCGGCCGTCCCTGTCCACTGGCCCTGGTAGCGGTAGGCCCGCTGCCGTGCCTCGGCGAGATACTCGTCGGTGAGGTCGTAGCCCATCTGTCAACGCTTCGCTCTTAGGTCTCGATCACAGAACAGCGGATACGCCCGTGTCACCTCGTGGCGGCCGTGGTCGATGATTGCCATGCCCTGACAGGGCCGCTCCGGGGAGGCGACACGCTCGGCATATGGGCTGTGCCCGATCACGCTGCCGTTGGCGACGTAGCGTGCCCCACGCAGCCAGCCCCACGAGTGGTAGTGGCCGAAGATCGTCAGGTCCGCCTTGCGTCCTGCGTCCCACCGGGCAATCGACTTGCTGGCCGGCAGGGCCAGACCGTAGACGCCGCCGCCGTAACGAATGCTATGCCCGTGCGTGGTGCGGATCAGGAACCCGTCGAGGTCCACGTAGCCGAGGTGTCCAGCGGCGATCTGCCACGCCACATTCTTGTTTTGCTCCTCGCGGGCCAGCGTGTGATACATCATCTGCTCCCACGAGTGGTCAAGCTCAGTGGCAATGCGGTTCTTTTCGGTGGACCGCCCGTGGTTGCCGGCGTTGGTGCAGACGATCACCTCGTCGGCGTGTCCGGCAATGGAGTCGATGAGTCCACGCAGCCGCTCGGCGATCCACCTGGTGGCGTTCATCGGGCTAAGCTGGGCGACCTCCATGCAGTCCGGGTGGATGTGCCCCGTGATGAAGTCGCCGCCGAGCCAGACGAGAACACGGCGCACGTTGGCTTGGTTGCGCTCGTGCTCAAGGCAGGCCAGGAACCGCTCCTCGAGCTCGTTGATCCGCAGTTGACATACGTCAAGCGAGTAGTCGTTTTCGCCATTGACGGTCTCAGGCAGCACTCGCTCTTCACAGTGAACATCCGACAGCATTAGCACCGCCGTAGCGGCGTGCCGCTTTGCCTTGCCAGGTTTGGCCGTGGGCCGATTGGGGGCCTTGATCCCAGACAGCCCCGCCAGGGCGTCGCCACGCTCACGCTCCCGGTCGATCTGAGCCAGGGCGGCGTTGTATCGGCCCTTGAGCGTGGCCACCTCAGAACGCAGCCGGGCGATCTCCGCGTCGGCTTGCAGCCGTGACGCAGCGGCCACGTCGTCTACGAGCTCGTCCCTCAGACTGCGTCCAGCCATCCGATCACCCCCTGTTCGCCAACGTCGGAGATGCCACGCGCTCGCAGCCGGGCTGCGATGTTCCTGGCCAAAGTCTTTTTGTGCTTGCCGAGCTCGCCGGCTCGCCATGCAGCCTTCACCGCCGCCAGTTCTGCTTGGTGCTCAGGGGCGACACGCTCATACCATCGGGCAGGCCCGGGGCGAACTGCCTGCATCGCCTCACGAACGTCGTCGAGCAGGCTTACGCTTGGGCTTTTCTTGTTCACGCTGTGGCTCCTTTCCCTCAAGGTGAATCCAGCCGTCTTCGTCGGGAATGCCCCCACCGCCGCACTCCTCGTCGTCCTCGAGGTCCGGCGGCAGGATCACCGCCTCGGGCTGTGGCTTGGCTCGCTGGCGTCCCATGCCACCAGCGTGGCAGCAGTGTCAAGCGTTACGCCTGGCGTTGGCGATGGCACGTCGCACCAGTAGCCGCCCGGCCACGTCGAAGAACGGCAGGCCGCGGGCCTCGGCCTGCTCGCGGAGCCAGCCGACGATCGTGTCGACGTTGGCCTCGCACCAATCGACGCCCTGGCGATCCATCTCGGCAGCGCGAGCGTTGCAGCTGCAATCCGGCGTAGCCACGATGCCCACACGGGCGAGCAGCTTTTTGAGCTCCGTGCCTGGGCCGTGCGTGGGTGGTGCGACAGGCTCCGGCAGCCGCGACACTCTCGGGTACGCCGGATGCTCCACGTCAATCGTCCACTCGTCGCCGTCCTGGCCGACGACGCACGGCAGCACCTCGTCGAGCGTGTAGCCGCGCTCGACGCAACGGGCCTCAAGGAACAAACGGCTGCAGGCAATCAAGGAAGCGGATTGCATACTGTCCCCAAGCCAAGGAATTGTTGTTGAGCGGTATTGCACATGCACGGCCGTTTCTGTGAACACACCCCGCCTGGGCCAATGCACGCCCCGGTCTCGCTGTCACAGTCTTCCTCGCACTCCTCCTTCGTGGAGAACTGTGCTGCCACTACCGTCCATCCGACAAGCGCAGGCCTATTGGGGTCGTCGGCTTTGAAGCACGCCACTGCAAGCCTCCGTCAGTCGATGTATACGTCAAATGCGGCGAACGCGGTACGCACGCCGCCGCGAGTCACCAAGAACTGTAAGTCTTGAAACAGCAGTCCAGTCAGACCGCTGCACAGGTTGGCGACCGGCCTGCCTGCTGGAAAGCCGTACACAGTTCCGCCAGTCCGTGTGCAGCGATTCTGCTCATCCCGGCCAGACCAGCCCCACATGGTGACAAGCTCGCCGTTCACCTGTTGCCGAAACGTGATGTATTTCTCCAGCCCTCCAAAGTACCCACCGCATTCAGCATCAGCCGCGTTACCAATGAAGGAATACCTCACGCACGTTGAATTTAGTTGCGTTGGCTCAACGATTGCATCACTCCGTCCTATTGTCTGGTCGTGCGTAAGGGTGTAAGAGCCCTCAAAGATCTGGTACGGAACTCGGAAGCTGGCGTTGGGCTCCACCCTTACCGTGATTGACGCTGGTGGATTTGACCCGTCCGGGCAGCAGCACTGATAGCACACCCACTTCGGGCCGCAGCACGGACACGCCATCTCACAACTCCAAGCTGATGTAGGTGGCCGTGTATGTCTGGCTCATCACAGCCGCCGTTTGCATTGCAGCGGTAGAGATCACTGCGGCGGTCTGCGTGGTGCCCACGATCTGCACGCTTGCTGTGGTTTTCGTCACCGTGATGGCACAACTGGTGGTGTTGAGCGATGCGGCCACGTCCGTCAGGACGGCAACAGGACTCCCCGGCGTGGCGTATGTGATCGCCTGCGTGCTGCCTGTACCGAAGAAAGTTATCGTCTGCGTCTGCCTTGCAAACACGGCGGTTGCAGATACAGCACGGAAGCTAACGAGATACCACGCCGTTCCATCCTTGGCGATGTTGCAGATACGGCTCGACGAAGTCTCTGCCCCGGATGGCAGGCTGATCAGAAGGTTTGTTGCGTGAACCGTATTGGGTGTGCTGGTTACGTTGCGGAATGTGACCACGTTGGCGGTGTCAACGGCCCACGCCCCAGTAAACGTCCCCACCCGAAACACCTTGCCCGACGACCCGCCAACACCTCGAGGCCCCCACTCAATCGGGCTCAGGTCACGGCTGCCACCTTCGACCTGGCGAACGACCTTGCCGATGCGTTCAGCCGCCGGCCTCGTGAATGAGACTCGGTCAACGCCAGCAGAGCGGCCGTCGGGTTTGGTGGCCATGGGTTACTCGTCTGGATACGCCGCAGTTGGGACAGTGATCGTGCGAGCAACGCCCTTGGTGATCCGCAGGTCGTCGATGCGGCCGTTCCAGTAGCCAGCGAACGTGTCGTTTCCACTCACCAGATACTTCCACGTACCGATCAGCAATGGCTGCGACGATGCCGATGTGTTGCCCAGAGATGAGATAGAGCCGACCTGAGAACCATTGGCGTAGATTTGACCACTGGTTCCATTTCGCACCATAGCCAAGTGCGTCCATGTATTGGCCGGGAAATTGGACTGCGACACGTCCACATACTGCTCATTTTCTGCCGTCGTTCCGTAGAAGTAGAACCTCATGAACGAGTCCATACCTCTTATAGAGAAGTTCAGCCCGTCCCACGTTGACGACAGACCGCCGTTACCGCTTGCGTAATACAGAGCGCGACTGACTACGCCACCCGTCAGGCTGGAACTTGCCGGGTTAATCCAGCACTCGACCGTATAGGTGTTGCCGAGGTCTAGGCTGGTGGATGTTGGGATCGTCAGGTAGTCGCCGTTTCCGTCAAACGAGAGGCTGCCTGAGCCGAACCTAGCCGTGCCGTTGGCGTTGGCATCTCCGACTGCGGTGGCTGTGCGCGCGTAGCTTGACGAGTCAGTAAACGAGCCGTCGCCGTGCATCATCAGCACAACGTCTGACCAGTACGAGTCCGAGACCCACGACGACAGCGTCGTCCGTCTCCACGTGTTGGTGGCAGTGCAGAGATAGAACCTGCCCGAAACGTCATATGCGATCTGCCCCGCCGTGCCTGTCGCCGTCGAGGATGCAGGCACGGATGACCACGATAGGCCGCCGCCACCACTCGCCGCAACGAGTTCCCACGCATAGCCCGTCCACGAGTAGACGCGCCCATTCTGCGTCGACTGCTGCCCGACGGTCGGCGATGCTGGGAATGAGAGTGGCATGGTGACTCCTACGAGATGCTAAGTACGGCAGTGACTCGGTCGTTAAGTTCGCTGTCTTCAGAATCTTTGCTATATACCAAGACTAGATGCTGCCCTGCGGTGACCGACGCCGTGCCGCTCGTTGTCTGCGTTCCGCTGACCTCACTAGACACGGCCGTCATTGCCGCGCTGCTGGATGGAGAGGCCGACGAGATGTGCAGCCGCCCAATGTCGCCGCCAGCCTGCGAACTGGCAGTCACCGTGTAGCTGAGTGTGCCTGTGACATTGATCAGCATCCACTGTCGGACGCTATCGTTGGCGAATGAAGAGTTTCCATTCAGCACCACCGTGACTGTGCTGGTGCCAGCAAAAGAGGAACTAGCACCAGCCGGCCCGTAGCGGTTGGCGGATGTGACTGGCACCGCAGCTGGTGCCGCAGGCGTCACCGCACTGCTCGCTGTCGAGTAGCTGCTAGTCCCCACGCCATTCGTCGCCGAGACCCTGAACACCACCGCCGTGCCGTTGGTCAATCCTGTCACGGTAGCCGATGTCGCAGTTGACGCGGCCCGCGTGAAAGTCGTCCACGTCGTGCCGCTGTTGGTGCTGTACTGAACTGTGTAGTCCGTGATCGGCAGCACGGACAATGCAGCCGGTGCAGTCCATGACACAGTCGCCTGTGCGTTGCCACCCGTGGCCGTTACGCTCGTCGGTGCTGCAGGTACGAACAGGGCACGCAGGTCCGAGTCAGTTCCGGTGCCGCCAGCCGTGCCGATCTCGACGTAGACGCCAGACGCATCCCACCTATAGGCACGGCTGGCATCGGTGCTGACGTACAGCGTGCTGCTGGCACCCGTTGCCGGGAAGCCTGCCGCCGTCGCGGCCTCCACGATGTTTGCGGAGCCGCCGCCGCCGCCACCGCCGCCAGCCGAAATCGTAATGGAGCTGCTGGCCGTGCTCACTGTGACGCCAGCACCTCCGGCAATCGTCACAGTGCCCGTCAGCCCGTTGAGAATCCGTACGTAGTCGTGTGAGTGCCCGACCTGCGAGAACGAGGCCGTGAGGCCAACTACGTCTGCCGTGCTGTGGGTGTGGGCCTGCGGGGCGAAGGTGGCCGGCACACCCGCCAGTGCCGTGTAGCCGACGGTCGGGATGCGGGCGAGCTCGAGCACGCCGCTAGTAATCGCGGCGGCGTCGTGGGTGTGATTGCCCGCCGCAAAGGATCCCGTGAATCCCGTGATGTCCGCCGTTGAGTGCGTATGGGCCTGTGGGGCGAAGGCGGTCGGTACGTTCTGCAGGCTCGTATAGCTGCCGCTGGTGGCCACGGAGGCCAGCCCGCTAACGTCGGCAGCACCCAGCGAGACAGCCCCCTGGCGGCCCGCCACGCTCTGCACCGGGGCAGCCGCCGCTGCCGCAGCTGTGAACGACACTACATCGCTCGTCGAGTGGGTGTGGGCCGAGGGGCTAAAGTCCGTCGGCACGTTGGCCAGGGCCGTGTACGAGATCGTCGGGATGCGGGCGATGGCAAACGTCCCTGCCGTCACGTCGCTGGCCTGCAGCTGCACGGCACCCACCCGCCCGGCCACCGACTGCACCGGGGCCAGGCTCGCCACGGCAGTCGTGCCATACGACGCGATTTGAAACTGGGCCGCGCTGGTCGAGATCGTGATGCCGTCGCCTGCGGTCAGCTGGAAAGTGCCAAAGGCATTGGTGGCCGTGCCCGGGTTGATCAGAAAGCCCGCCGGGCCAATGCCGCCGCCAACCGTGATGGCCGCAGTGTTGCCACCGCTCACGGCAATGGCAACAGACGTACCGCCCGACACGCTCACGCCGGCAGCGGTGCTCGATACGACGACGTTGATGCTCACGGGGCGTACGCCTTCAGTGTGCCGGAAAGATAGGTTCTCGTCACCATTGCCGGCGAGACGCCACGCAGATACCACCGATAACTGGTGGCAGGATTGAGTGCCGCAGTTTGGATCTCAGTCAGTGAAAGATTCACCTGGCCGGCTGCGGCATTCACGACAGTCACCGTGAACGTGGCAGCAGTAGCCCCCTGGGTGGGCACTCCGGCCGGATTGACGAAAGACACAGACGTAGACGCTGCGTAGACGATTGCCGTCCACTGGAAGCCCGTGGTGTCGATGTCGAGGTCGGCAAGCATGCCGAACTCATCGCCGGTCGTCAGCGAGATATTAAGCGTTCCAGGCAGCGCGAGGAATTCGTTGGCCATAGTGTCACCCTACTCGGTGCGTGTATTTACTTTTAGAACGGCGGCGTGCCGAACAGCGGGGCGAACTCGATCTCTGGGTGGACGCGGCGGTAAATGATGTCGGGTGCCGAGCCCTGAGCCTTAAGCGAGCCGTTTTCGTTCAGGGCGACTGGATTGCTGGAGGCAAGCCGCTCGCCGCTCTCCGAGTCAATGACATAGGCCCGCTTGCGCTGGTTGCCCTCAATGTAGTTAAAGCCTACGTCGGGCAGGATCAACTCCCATCCGCTCTGCCGGAACGCAAGCTCAACGGACACCGCCCAATACTTCACCTCGGCACCGTTGACTATCTCCACCTGCTGCTGTCCGCTGATCCCTGCGCACTTCCACTGGTATTGTGCTGCGCCCAGAAATGCGTCTGAGTTGACGCAGTTAGTTACAGAGACGGCCACGGCAACCGGGAACTCGGCTCGGTTGCCAGAGATCGTGGCACGCATCTCACTCTCTTCGGTCATCGCACCTTCGAAGAAGTCGTAGGCAGAATTGACCAGTGGACGCAGGTCGTCGTTGCCGCTGCCGTGGTAGTACGACAGGGCAGGGATCGCGGCACCGCCCGTAGAGAAACTCCAAATGTCGGCCCGGGCAAGCGGGTTTGGATCGCTATCCGCGGTGCCGATGGCGGGAACAGAATACGAGTAGCTTAACTCGACATGAAATCGGTCGAGCTCGTTCAACTCGCCATTGTCGCACAGCAGATAGCTGTATTCCGGATGAGGTGTTCCATGCGAGATGCCGACCGAATTGATCACTTCCTGCGTGCTGAGAGGGCCGTCTGTCGTTACGTGGTACTTAATCTCGGCCCTCGGCGAACTGCCGAACTTGTGCGAGAACGTACGCGGCAAGACTTCGCGGAATGCGATAACTCCCATTATGCGGCCCCCACGATGTCGACCACGCCGCCAAGATTGCTGATCTCTTTGGCAATCTTCTTGAGCTCTGACAACTGCTTGCGGTACTCGGCAATCGCTGGATCATCACGGCCTGTGGCCAGCCGCAGGAACTCGCTTGCGCCTTCGCTGGTCCGCAAGTCCGTCGCCTGCACGGTCTGCTGGGAAGCCTGGGAGAGGGCATTGATACGCTCAGCGTCGATCTCGGCGACACGCTGCGCGTACTGCTCCTGCAGGTCTTGGATACGCTCGGCCGTCTTTAGGGCATCCTCAAAGCCAGACCGGATCGCATCGGCCGCTTGTTCGAATGTCTCAGGGTCGATCACCTTGGCGTCGAGGTCGGCCTCGAGCTGGGCCAGCTGCTCTTGGGCCGCCGTGAACGCCTCGGGGGCAAGCTCAAAGTTGACGAACGAGAATGTGTCGTCCAGCTTCTCTCGCACTGAAGCGATCGCCCGATCGGCATCTTGCGTCGAGAATCCGAACTGGGCCGTTTCCTGTGCAGCGGCTTGCGCCTGGTCGAGCAGGGCCAGGCGGCGAGTCGCAGCCTGCTCGGCGGCAGCATCACCTGCGGCACGTGCCTCGACGATGGCGGCTTCCGTCTCTTCGATCTGCCGCGCGATGGCAAGCAGCGTGTCGGCCGCCGTGGCCTGGTCGCCAGCGCCAAGGCCTTGGGCGGTGATGAACGCATCAGCCAGCTTGCGGTCGGCCTCGACGGCAGCAGCTGCGGCACGCTCGGCAGCAGCGATCTTCTCGTCGGCTGCCTTCTGTGCAGCTTCCGCAGCGCGAGCCTGAGCCTCGGCCTCCTTGTCCAGCGTTTCAATCTTGGCTTCGAACGCAGCCTTCTCCTGCTCGGCTGCCCTCTTACCCTCTTCAGCCGTCAGCGTGCCGTCGGCCTGCAGCTGTGCGATTTGCTCGAGCGAGTTCTGGTAGGCCAGCGCCGCGTCGAAGCCGGCTTGCCCGAACTCAGCCGCTGCGGTGGCGGCCGTGCCGATCTCCTTGGCGAACTGTGCCGCAGCCAGCGTGGGCTGCGAGAGATCAAGCTCTGGCGTGATGGTCGTGTCAACCTCTGCCGTGATGCCAAGGAAGTCCTCGGCAATCGTAAGCAGCTGCCCCACAGTGGCACTAACTGCGGTGGCGATCGTCGCAAGGGTCGACGACACGACGCCGAACACCGACGAGATCACCGCGCCGATTGATTCGATGGCAGACTCAATCCCAAAGAACTCAACCCACGATGCCAACACGTCGCCCACGTATTCGCTGACCTGCGATAACGCGGTGCCGATGATGTTGGCCACGCGGGAGACAACTTCGCCGATGGCTCCGATATTGCCGGCGACAGCGCCCAGCGGCGAGAACGACACGATCCACTTGGCTACAGAGACAATTCCATCCGCAATGCCTTGGTTTAAGCCAACGATACCTTCGTAAAACGGCTCTAGCGATTGGCCAAGACCCTGAAAGATTTTTCCGACAGGCTCAAGAACAGCACCGATAACCCTGCCAATTGTTCCTATGTTTGTGCCAGCAATTTCAAAGAGCCTGCCAATGTTAGAAAGCGCAGGCTCAAGCACGTCTCCTATAGGCCCGACGATTGCGTTGATGCCGCCAAGGAACTCGGCCGAGCCTTGGGCGATGCCTTCACCAAGGCCAACGAACGGCAAGAGCAGCAGCTCGCCGAGCCGCGAGCTCGCAACGCCCAACGCATCAATGCCAGCCCCGAAGTCGTCGATGCGGCCACGATCGATCGCCGTGAGCGATCCGCCGAGCCGTGCGATGTCGTCGGCCGCTGGCCCAAGGTTTGCAAAGAATGGCAGCAGGTCTGCGCCGCTCTTGCCGAAAATCTGCATAGCGGCTGCCGTGCGCTTCGCCGGGTCTTCGATGCCCTGTAGTTGCTCGCCAACCAGGCGGATCTGTTCCTCTGGGCTGAGGTTCTCCAAGTCCGTGAACGAGATGCCGAGCTTGCCGAGGGCCTCCGTCGCTGCCTTGCTCTCTTCGTCTGCACCAGCAAGCGTTTTTTGCAGTTTGCCGAATGCACTGCTGACTGATTCGATTGAGACGCCAGAGCGGTTGCCTGCTTCCTCGAGCGTCTGGATGAACTCAAACGACACGCCGAGCTTGTCGGCGGTGTTGCCAAGCTTCTCGACTCGGTCCTCGAGGTCGAGCAGCCCGCTGGCTACTGCACTTGCACCAGCACCAAACGCAGCCACTGCAGCGAGGCCGATCGTGAAAGGATTGACTAGCCCGGCCACCGTTGCGCCGATGTTGGCCAGCCCGCCCGACAGCCCGGCACCGCCGCCGAATACCTTGCTCAGTCCCTCGCCAGCAGACGCCAGACCCGACAGCCGGCCCGCCACGTTGCCGATCGGGCCGGGCAGTGCAGACAGCACGCCGGACAACTCGTTGAACTTCATCGTGCCGCCGTCGCCAGCACCATCCACGGAAGAGCCAAACTTGTCGGCGGCGATTGTGGCTTTCGACCACTCCGTGGCGGCCTTGTTCAACGCAGAGTTGTACGTGTCCTGCGAGATGCGACCGGCGGCCAAGTGTTCAGCAAGCTCCTGCACCTGGGCGTCGTACTTCTCCTGCGGCGTGAGGTTGGCCTGTGTGATCTGGGCTGCTCGAGCAGTGGCCTTTGCACGCTCTTCCTCTGACTGTGCGGCTTGCTCATTAATGCCGAGTGCATCAATGGAAGCCCTCATGTAGGTCTCTTGCGTTATTGCTCCTGCTTCCAGCAGGGAATCTAGCTTGGCAATCGTTGCCGCGCGGGTCTCCTCTGTTGTTGCATACCGAGCCGAAATCGCCTGCCCCTCCTGCAGCAACTGAGCACGGGCGGCCTCAGCGTTTTGTGCGGCTTCGTGAGCGCCGGAGGTAACAAACACAGCACGCGAGTAGGTTTCTTCGCTGATCACGCCCTGTTGCAGCAAGCCAGCGAGGCGCGCCAGCTCAGCCTCTCGCTGTTCCTGCTGAGTCTGTACAGACGCCGTAACGGCTGCGCCTTCCGCGATTGCCTTTGCCCTGTCGCTCTCTGCCTTGGCGATACCAGCAGCAGCTGCCTGTGCTGCACCGCTCGCCTCGGCCGCTGCACGTGAGTATGTCTGCTCACTGATCGCACCTTGCGCCAGCAACTCCCCCAGCCGCTCAAGCTGGGCGGTACGCCGCTCCTCGGCCGTGGCCACCTGCTCGGTGATGCGTGCCCCCTCGGCAAACGCAGCCGCAGCCGTCTGGGCACTGCCAACGACGGCCTGCAACTCAGCTGCGTACTCTTGGGCGGAGATCTGCCCGGTCTTGAAGGCACTGCCGAGAAAGGCGATGTCCGTGGCGACCTGCTGCTGGGCCGCACCCGCCGCCGCACTCGATGCTGTGAAGCTGCTAAAAAGCGAGCCAGCAGCCGCGGCCTGCTTGCCGAGGTTCTGAAGCTGGCGATCTACCTGCGACAGTCCCTTGGTCATGCCGTTGGCATTGGCCGAGAACTGCACGCCGAGTCCGATCACCGTTGCCATCACTCACCTGCCAGGTCTCGTGCCAACTGTTCCAACGCTTCCTGCATCTGCAGATCGTGCTGTGGTGCTTTCACGACCGGCACAAAGTCCTCCGCTTTCGGCGTCCTGCCCCGCGGGCAGTACGGCGCGAGCGCCGCACTAGCCACAAGGCCCGTCTGCCGCCACGTGTCAGGGAGCGGGTGGAAGTGCCGGTGGATCGCAATCCACTCCGCGAACTCCCGGCTGTCCATTTCCTGACACAACCGCCGTACCGTCATTCCGAGATGTGCCGCCAGACGAAACAGGAAGACCCTCGTCGGGCGGAGTGCTAGTTTTTTGCGAGTTCCTCTACGTCGTGGTCAGTGAGGGCGTTGTGCTCCATAGCCTTGGCCCACACCCGGCTCATCACCTTGGCCGACTTCTTCGCCAGCTGCTCGACCTCTGCGTCGGTGAACAGCCTCGCGCCCTTTTCGTCACACAGGCAGCGTGCCAAGAACTTCGTGCGGAAGTTGTCAACGCCCTTGCCCTTGTTGGCCACCCAGTCGTTCTCGTAGCTGTCACGCTCGCCGCAGGTCATGACACGAATGAAGACGCTGCCGCCCCACTCCTTGACCTTGACCTCGAGGAGGCCCAGATCGTCCGCTGCCAGAATCTGTTCTTTCGTCAGTGCCATGTAGTCACACAATCAGTTCGAAAGTGACGCTGTAACGGGTCACGTCGTTGGCCGCCGCTGTGGCTGACACACCCGTACAGACTGCATTACGTGTCAAGGAGATTCCGCCACCGGAGATAGACAGCTGGCCATAAGCTCCGTAGGTCCACGAGCCCCCAAGAGACTCCACAGTGACGCTGCCGCCGCTCTGTGCGTACGCAAAATTGTCCCTGCCGATAGCCATGCCGCCGCCGATGTCCGCCTGCACGCTTGTGACCTCCGTGAAGGTCGCGCCAGTAAACGACACCGTGCAGCCTTGCGAGTACGTCGCCACGGAAGCCTCCGTAGCGGACTAGACCCGCGCGACTCGGAAGGTGGCCTGGCCCCGGACGGCGTCGTTCACGGCGAGCGTGACGCTCGACGAGCTGACAGTGGCCGCCGCGGTGAGCGAGAGCGGGCCGCCAGCGATCACGAGTTGGCCAGTGCTGCCGTCGGCAATCGGGGCGTTGCCAAGATACTCCATGCTGACCTCGCGGCCCGTGTCGGTGGCCGAGCCCTTGAGCGGCCGGTCCATCGTCGCAACGGCGCTGCCAGCCGACTGGCCGAGATGCGACACGTCGATCGTGTCCCCAGCCGCCACGTCGGTCATTGAGTAGGTCACATTCGTGACCGTGTATGCAGTGCCTGCGAAAGTGAGCGTCGTACCCTGAGCGTGCGAAGGCATGTATTAGTTCTCCACCCAAAAAAGGTCGTATGTTTGCCGGACCAGATAGAGCGAGTTTTCCGCTCCGTCGATCTCCACCAGGTCGTCGGCCTCGTCCATCAAGGACGCCTGCCGCACCTCCGTATTGTCGATACTGCCACTGAACCCATCCAGAACCCGGCGGCACTTATCTGCTAGGTCTCGCGCCGTCTCGTAGGTGGTTCCGTAGACGTACATCTCCACCGTGACACGCGGCAGCCCAACCGGGCCACCCATCGCCATCTCACGCAGCACGCGGGCACGCCGCCAGATGATCAGCGGAAACTGGATCGGCGACGGCCCAACGTACCGCAGCGGGTAGATGCGGCCGCTGATCAACGCTTGCACGTCGGCATTGGCCACCAGGGCATTTCGCAGGATCGCCTCGGGGGATTTGAGCGCCATCAGAACGGCCCCTGTGCAGATTTGGTTCTCGCGGCTATTTCCCGGGTCGCATTTTCAAAAGCGGCCTTCATCTCCTCCAACATCAGCGACTCGACCCGCTCGCGGGTCTGCTCCCATGCCGACCGTATAGGCGGCCTGCCGTACGAGCCGCCGACCGGCATCTTTCCGGTTGACACCCGGCGGCCGTCCTTCGTGGTGCGTGTGCGTTCCTTGGTGCCAAACTCCACAAGCCCCTGGTGGTAGCCGAGCTTCGTGTTGTCATACGCCTCGTTCATCTTGCGGCCAGAACGAAACCCGAGGATGGCAATGCCAACGCCGGTACGTGGATAGCGTTTTGTCTTTACCGCAATGGCTCGCCGCAGGTTGCCAGTTGGACCGCGTGGCGTTGCTGCCTTAAGAGCTTCCTTTGTGCCGCCCTTCTCAGCAGCTTTTTTTAGCGCTGAGGCCATGTACTTGGCAGATAGAGTCTTTCCGAGGCCAAGAAACTCCTTGCGGATTTCCTCAAGCCCAGGCACGTCTGCGGTGATTCTGATGCCAGTCTCTTTAGCCATTGCGACGCTCCGTGCAAATAGCCTCGTGCTCGGTGCGATTGCCGTGCTCGAGCAGGCTGGAGATCTCAAGCGTGCGGCCACGCCATGCGAAACGCATCTGGCTGTTGAGCCCGGGCAGGTAACGCAGCCGCAGCCGGTGCGTGACGGTCGTCTCCTGCTGGCCGGCTGTCAGGGCCTCGCGGGCCGAGACCCCCTCGACGCTAGCCCACACGGCCGAGGAGTCAGACCACGTCAGAACAGTCTCGCCGAGGGCATTGGTGGTGCCGCTGGCGATCTGTACGGTGACACGCTCGCGTAGGTCGCCGGGTCGGATCATCTCCCCACCCTACGGGCAAACCCGTGGATACTGGCAGTTTCGGCCTATTCGGCGTCGGGCGGTGCCACCCACACGCAGTTGACCTCGTCCAGCGTCCAGCCTGGGCCGGGGCATGGCGGGATCGGCGACTCGTTTTTTCCGATCACGGTGCCGCTCTCATCTCGCACTTGCCACGTGTGCAGTCCGTCGATCACGCCGAGATAGCTGATGGTGACGCTCATGACAGCCTCGCCCAGTACGCATGCCCGACGCTTCCGTTGTACTGGGCAGAACCCTGTGTCGTCAGGATCTCATTGGCACCAGTGCGCACGCCCTGCACGCGAGGCGCCAGGGCAGAGATCACGTGTGGGATAAGCGCACCAGAGACCGATCCCGTATTGGTGGCAGCGATGCACAGTGCCACAGCGTACCGAGTTCCTGCGTTGAGCGTATAAGACGATGGGTATCCGCCATTGGTATCGAGCGACCGCGTGAACACGGTATTGCTGGCGTTGAATATCGTTGTGTCGCTCGCCGTGCGAGCCACCAGCGTGGCATTGCCAGATGCGTCTGCGGTGTACAGGCCGTAGCGGCAGAGCGTCACGCCTGACGCTGCGGTGGTACAGGCAAATGCAATCTGCGTTATGGTGAGCG